AAGTATAGATGGCGTATTTGCATAGCAATATACCTTATTTTAAGGCATGGGTTCGTCGTGAATACACTCATAACCATGAGGATTATCACGGCGAATTTTTGCACGCTATGGTTGTCGGCGTAACAACAATACCAAACAGATGTTTGAGTTTTCAGGTCATATTTACTGGAAATGAGGCTGAAGGAGAAAAAGAAGACACAGTACATGGTGGTGCTATGTGGGCGCGTATGCCTATAACTGCGCTTGTTGGTGACATTCCCCTAGAAGAGTGGCCTGAACCAATGGAAACATACGATGCACAGCCTTGGGACTGTGCTTCTCATCATAATTCTGTGTATGTCATGGATAGAACTACTCCTTGCCCTTGGATGGCTAAAATAGATGGTAAAATGCACCCAGCAAAGTATTTATTTACTGTAGACTACACTGAATCAGAAATAGCGGATGACCCAGCGCAACATAAACAAAGCCATGTGCTTCAATTATTAGATGCTGGAGAATGGACGGGTAATATTGTTGCGTTACCCAATAACCGTGTGCGTGTAACGCACCCTGCTTGGTTTCAAACAGGCGAGGGCGCTCCTGATTTCAAGCCATCTCAACATATACACTATTCAAAAAGTGATTTAGACTATACACTAGATGTTAACAAGGTTTTCGATAACCTTTATAACGAGGAATAACATGACTGTATCAGGCTCCAAAGACTTTGAATTAGATGTAGCAGATTATATTGAAGAGGCTTTTGAGCGTTGCGGCCTAGAAGTGCGTACAGGGTATGATTTAAAGACTGCAAAACGCTCTTTGAACCTTTTATTTGCTGATTGGGCCAATCGTGGCTTGAACCAGTGGACTATTGCTCAAAGAAACTTCACTGTTACCTCTGGAGATGGTGATGAGTCTCTAGGAACTGATGTTATTGACATATTATCTCTTGTTGTTAGGCGAGATGGCACTGATTTCTCTTTAAGTCGCATTAGTCGTGACGAATATCTCAGTATCCCAACAAAAACCACGACAGGACGCTCAACGCAGTTTTTTGTTGATAGACAGATAAATCCAGTGCTTAAATTGTGGCCTTTACCCGATAATAGTACCGATGTGGTCCTATATGATGCTCTAATACGCCTAGATGACGCTGATAATTACGTCAATACTATGCAAGTTCCCTTCCGTTTTTACCCTGCTTTAGCGGCTGGTTTGGCCTATTATATAGCTCTAAAACGCGCACCAGATCGTGTTCAAATGCTAAAAACGGTCTATGAAGAGGAATTAACGCGTGCAATGGATGAAGATAGGGATCGTGCGTCCTTCAGAGTTGCTCCAGATTTAAGGAATTATAGATATGTCTAAATATGCCACAGGCAAATTTGCATACGGCATATCTGATCGTTCAGGGTTCCGTTATCGCCTGAGAGACATGAGAAAAGAGTGGAATGGCCTTCTGGTTGGTAAAGACGAGTGGGAGAGAAAAGAACCGCAACTTGAGCCTTTGAGGGCGATTCCTGATGCACAATCTCTTAGAAACCCACGTCCAGAACAGAATTTATCTGAACAAAGAAACATTCAATGGGGGTACAATCCAGTAGGACGCGCAGATGATGGCGGATTAACCCCTAATAACTTAGTTGCAACTGGATCAGTTGGTAGCGTTACGGTGACAGAATCATGAGCTTTACATATGCAGAATTAAAAACAGCTATTCAGAATTACACTGAGAACACAGAAACAACTTTTGTGAATAGTTTAGATATTTTTATAAAAAACGCAGAAGAACGGATATTAAAGATTGCTCAACTTGAGGTTTTTAGAAAAAATTCCACAGGCGCTTTAACTTCATATGCGTCAGACCCCACTAATTCCCAGTTTCTTACTCTTCCAGCCAATTACTTGGCTCCTTTAAGCCTTTCATACACTAAAAACAGTGTTAAAGAGTTTTTGATGTTTAAAGATGTAAACTTCATTCAGTCTTTTAACCCCAATGTTTCTACTACTGGAGAACCAAGATATTACGCACAGTTCGATATAACTCACTTTATTATAGCCCCTACTCCAGATGCGGCCTACACAGTAGAGCTTCATTACTTCTATAGACCAACTAGCCTTACCGCTGGCGCTGATTCTGGCACAACTTGGCTAAGTACGAATGCGTCTGTTGCCCTTTTATACGGCTCTCTCATTGAGGCGTACACATTTATGAAGGGTGAGGCAGATTTAGTACAGAATTACACTCAAAGGTTTACTGAGGCAATGTCTCGTGTCAAGAACTTTGGTGAGTCTCAAGAAGTTACAGATGCTTATCGCACTGGAATGATATTAAGGGAGAAAACATGATACCTAGTATGAATATTAGCCTACCTGACGATTACAAAGTAGAGGTTCACACCTCTAACGGAAGAGGCTTTAACCCTGAAGAGATTGCAGAGCGATGCGCAGATAAGATTCTTTCTGTTTCTGATAGCGCTCATCCTGCAATTCAACAGCAAGCACACGCCTTCAGACAGCGTATAGTTAAACTAATAGAGTTTTATCTAGCTGATGCTGTGCAAAATGACAGAACTACTGTATATAACGCATTAACCGATGCAGGACACCCAGAACTTGCATCACTAATAAGGAGATTGTGACATGGCCTTTAATGGTAACTTCATGTGTACGAGCTTTAAGAAAGAGCTTCTTGAGGCCAAACACAACTTTTTGAATAGCGGAGGAAGCACTTTTCAGCTTGCTCTGTACACTAACAGCGCAACATTCACTGCTGCAACTACTGCGTACACTTCTAGTAATGAAATCAGCAACACTGCTGGTAGTGCATACTCTGCCAAAGGTAATACTTTAACACGAGTTGACCCTACGACTTCTGGAACTACTGCATTGACCGACTTTGCGGATAGCTCTTGGTCTTCGGCTACCTTTACGGCACGCGGCGCTTTAATATTTAATGACAGCGCTAGTGGTGATCCTACTGTCCTTGTTTTGGACTTTGGTGCAGATAAATCAGCGAGTAATGGTACATTTTCCGTTGTATTTCCAACGGCAGATGCAAGCAATGCGATTATTAGGATAGCCTAATGACTGATGTTGTTGTCGCCTTTTTAGGGTGGAACTCTTCTAGCCAAGGTTGGAATGGTGGCACTTGGGGCAACAACGTAGCCTTACCCGGATCAACCGCTTCTGTAGGTTCAGTTACGGTTGTTGGTACTGCTGTACAACCTGTGACGGGATTAACCTCGACAGGATCGGTAGGATCGGTTACGGTTACAGGAACAGCTAGTGTAGCAGTAACGGGGATTGCAGCCACAGGCTCTCCCGGTGCGACTACAGTAGTAGGAACGGCAAACCTAACTTTAACTGGTGTTGCTGGCACAGGGCAAGCTGGAGATGTTTCCACACTTGTCACAGGCGATGCTAACGTGGATGTTACAGGTTTGTCCGCTACGGCAAGCGTTACACCAATTCAGGTTTTGGTGTGGAGCAATATTGTTCCTGATCAAAATCCGAACTATAATGAAATTATTCCTCCCTCCTCTTCTTCTTGGAGCGAGGTTGCAGCATAGGAATTTAAACAATGGCTAGTACATATGTCAACAATTTACGCCTTGAGGAAATCGGCACTGGCGAACAGTCTGGTACTTGGGGCGATACTACGAATACTAACTTAGAAATAATTGGTCAGGCAGTCGCTTGGGGAACCAGAGCTATTGCGAATGACTCAACGGACAACATTACGATTGCAGACGGTGCGCTAGACGCAGACAGATGCCTTGGGCTGAAGCTCACAGGCGGCGGTCAGGCTTGTACTGTTAGTCTGTTGCCAAACACTTCTTCTAAAACTTGGTTCATGTATAACGCAACGGCTGCGGATTTGACCTTCACATGCGGTAGTGGCGCAAACGTAGTTATTCCAGCGGGTCAGACAAAGGTTATTGCAACAGATGGTTTAGGATCAGGTGGTGTTGTTCACGATCTTCTTACTGCTGTTAACTTAGCAGGAACTACAGTTGTTGATGATTTAACGGTTAGTGACGATCTGACGGTTACGGATGACATGACTGTTGGTGGCACTCTTGGTGTGACAGGTGTTTTAACTACTACCGCAGCCACGGTATTTAATGGTGGGTTTGCTAGTAATGCTGACTCCACGATGGGAACAAACAAAAAGTTAATCTTTCGAGATTCTGCAATTCACATTAGCTCAACTGCCGATGGAGATATGAGCATAGCCGCTGACGATGAGATAGACATAACCTCAACACTTATAGACGTTAACGGTAATCTTGATGTCTCAGGCACTGCCCTAGTAACAGGCGTCCTGACCACCACGGCTGCAACTGTGTTTAATGGTGGGTTTGCTGCTAATGCTGCGTCTACAATAACAACTGCCGATAACGCAGCACAGCTAACGCTTATCTCTACTGATGCTGATGCAAATGTTGGTCCTATATTAAAACTACACAGAAACTCTGCAACCCCTGCTGATGATGACGTTTTAGGTAGAATACAATGGATAGGGGAAGATAGTGCGGGAAATGCAAATACCTTTGGAACAATTCAAGTAATTGCCACTGATGTTACTGACGGTTCAGAAGATGCAAAAATGGTATTTTCTCCAGTGCTTGCTGATGCTTTTCCTGACTCATTAATTTTAACAGGAGCAGGAGCTACGTTTAACTCTGATGTAGACCTTTTGCAAGGTAATCATATTAGGTGGAAACACCAAGCTGGTGGCACAATAAGGGCATCTATTTCAGCAGAGTCAGCCGATGATTTACAGTTCAACACAGGGTCATCAGAGACTGCTCGTATGACCATAGATACGAATGGTCTGGTCGGAATTGGGACAGATTCGCCTAGTGCTGGTCTAACAGTTCAAGCTGCTGATGGTAATGTAGGTGGAACAATAATGATTACATCTACAGGAGTAGCAAGTGCTGGTATGGCTTGTGATGCTAATGGGTTAAATTTTGGTGCTGACACTGGTGGTTTTGTTTTTAAGACAGGCGGTTCAGCTAATGATCCAACAGATTCTGGCACAAGCAAAATGCAGCTAACATCTGGGGGAGTTCTTGAAGTTGGAGAAATTCAAGAACAAACACAGGGTACTGACATTAGCGTAACAATGGTAAGCGAAGATGCTGGTCTGGCTCTCACCTCTCGTTCAGCTACGGATGCTCATTCTGGATACCTATCTTTTGTAAAAACTCCTGCCACTTCTGGGAATTACACCGCAACAGCCAGCGGTGATAGACTAGGAGTTATTAATTTTGTCGGTGTTAATACTGCTGGTGGGGCTGATAACGGTGCTCAGATCAATGTTGAGCAAACAGGCACTGCATCAGGGACTGTCCCAGCAAAGATTGGTTTCCTTACTAATGAAGTCGAGGCGATGAATATTTCATCTACTGGCTTGATCACTAGCAATCTAGGCATGAAAATTGATTTCCCCCAGACTCCACAAGTAAATGCTCTTTATGTGCAGGCTTATCCAACAAGCACTTCCACTGTTTTCTTTCATCGAGATAATACAGACTCTATTTATGTCCTGTCTTTAAGACATGACGCTCCAACAGGAACGTCTGGAACGGGTAAGATGGCCGTCTTTCAAAACCGTGAGGGTACTACTAGAGGGTCAATCCATATTGTTGACGCTGCCACCGTTTATGCTACTTCTTCTGATTATCGCTTAAAGACTGACGCACAACCAATTACAGGTGCAACTGCTCGTCTTAAATCCCTTAACCCTGTAAACTTTGAGTGGATTGGGTCTAGTAATCGTTCAGATGGTTTCCTTGCACATGAGGCACAGGCTGTAGTTCCAGAAGCAGTTGTTGGGGCTAAAGATGCAATGATAGATGAGCGTTATGTAGTGTCTCCAGCTACGGGTGACATCTATACTCCAGCTACAGATGAAGCAGATGAAATCATTCACAGTGCAGACGCAGTAAAACCAAAGCCGTTAGAGGATGGTCAGGCATGGCGTGAAACTACAGAGGAAGTCATGGGTACTCGCAATGTCCCTGAATACCAGCAAATTGATCAATCTAAATTAGTTCCACTTCTTGTGGCAACAATTCAAGAATTAGAAGCTCGCATTACAGCATTGGAGGCATAGACAATGGCAATAACTTACACTTGGACAATAACAAATCTTTCTCACGAAGTTTCTGACGGTGGTGTGTACTTTGCAGATTGGGTCTGCACTGGCGTTGATGACGATGGCAATACCGCAAGCAAAGCAAATTCTTGTCACCTAATCTATGATGCCTCTGCATCTGATTTTACTCCGTATGCGGATATTACACTAGATCAAGCTCTAGGTTGGGTCTGGGGTAAAATATCAAAAAGTGAAATCGAAAGTGCAGTAGCTACACTAGAACCTTTAGCTTCTGCAACCTCTGCCACGGGCGTCCCTTGGACAGTAGAAGTAGTAGAAGAAGAAGAATAATTTTAACCCCAACCCCGAAAGGAGATCACAATGGCTGAGAAAAAAACAAACACCATTACGATCAACGGAACTGAATACACTGAAGACCAACTAACAGATGCACAAAAAGTATTTGTTAACCATGTTGCAGATTTGGATCGCAAAATTAGATCGGCGCAGTTTAATATGGACCAGTTAAACGTAGGGAAACAAGCGTTTATGCAGATGTTAACAGCTTCTCTGGAAGTCTCGGACGAAAAGGTTGCCGCAGAATAATGGAAATGGACGCGCTTTGGAATGCCGCCCTCACCGCTGTGGTTGGCTTTATCGTATGGTGGGCGAAAAACCAGCATGACGAACTGAAGCGCGTTCAAATCCTTTTGAACAGAACAAGGGAAGAACTCGCCAAGGAATACTCGACTAAAGTCGAGAGTACAGCATCCATAGACAGGTTAATAACCCGTTTAGATGCTCTCGACGCTAAAATGGACAGGATGCTAGAAAGACAGACTAAACTAGACTAGAGGCGAGTCTTATGATTGATCCAGTTACTTGTATGGCAGCAGCTTCGGCTGCTTTTTCTGGATTAAAGAAAGCCATATCTGTTGGTAAAGATATTACGTCAATGAGCAATACTCTTTCTTCTTGGAGTAAAGCCGTATCTGACATGGATTTTTTAGAACAGAAATCTAAAAAACCTCCAATGTACAAGATGTTTACCGATACACAGGCTTCTGCGTTAGACATATGGACTAAGAAACAAAAATTAAAAGAAATGCGCGAAGAGCTTCGCGCTCATATTAGTTGGACGTATGGGCCATCTGCTTGGGATGAAATTGTAAAAATTGAAGCAGAACAACGTAAGGCTCAAAGAGAAGCAGTATATGCAAAGCAAGAATTAAAACAAAAAATTATAGATATAACTTTAGGAGTTTTAATTCTAAGTACGGCAGTTGGAATATTTGCTCTAGTTATTTACTACCTTGGCAAAAGTGAGGGTAAATGGTGATAAGGTTTTATGTTTGTTTATGTCACTTACAGAGGTCTTGCAAAAACACCACAATGGGTCGTTGTAGACAAAAACGGAAAAATAATTATAATAAGTAGGTATAAAGAAATTGCGTTGAGTTATGCAAGATGGAGAAATCATCGTGACAGAGTTTGATAAAGCTGATCTTAATAAGAATGGAAGCATTGATCGTGTTGAATGGAATCGACTTGCTTTAGAAGATCGTAGACTTGAGATCATAGATCAGGACCTGAAGCGTAACGCTGAACGTAGGTTTACAGGCTTGGCACTTGTGGGGATGTTGATCTACCCTTTTATTATATTGCTGGCGTCTGTGTTGGGCTTTGACAAGGCGGCTGCACTTATTACTGACATTGCCAGTGTGTATGTCATTGCAGCGTCAGGAGTTGTTGCTGCGTTTATGGGATTTAACGCCTATGCTGGGAAAGCAAACAATAAAACTTCTATATCTTATGAAGACAGGAAGGTAGAAAAATGAGTATAATTAGTTCCTTGATTGGGCCAGCAACTGAGATTGTTGGTAAGTTTGTTCAAGACAAAGATAAAGCTGCACAGCTTGCGCATGATATAAGCACAATGGCTGATAGGCACGCACAGGAGGCGATGTTAGCGCAGTTAGAGGTAAATAAGGCTGAAGCACAGGGAAATTGGTTTCAGGCGTCTTGGAGGCCCTTATGCGGATATGTGTGCGTTTTGGGTCTAATGGTAAACTTTCTTATCTCTCCAATTTGTGCGGGGTTTGGGTTTGTTATACCGCAAGCTGAGATGTCAGTTATGATGCCAATACTCACAGGAATGCTTGGTTTAGCTGGCATGAGGTCATTTGAGAAGGTTAAAAAGGTTTCTAAATGAAAAATAAATGGATTTGGATTGGATTAGGATTAGCGATACTTTTTGTTGTTATGATTTATGGAGTTAATAAAGCTATGTGTACACCACCCTGTCTTTAAATGGAAAAGCTAACCGCACATGAAAAAAGTACAATAACGTGGCGTTGGACTGCACTTATATTTTATTTAATCATTTGCTTTTATGACTTTCTATTTTGCCCGGTTTGGTGGGGATTAAACAGACCAGACATCTCTCAATTTATGGAGATTATAAATTCAACTAAGGAGCCAATGGTTCAAATGGAGTTGATGAAAAAATTAACAGGACAACATGAGCCATTTACACTTCTGGGTGGCGGGTTGTTTCATCTGGCATTTGGAGCAATTCTAACAGGCTCTTCGCTTGCAAACAAAAAGTGAGTAGTAAATGAAATATATTAAAGATATAACAGTATTAATTATGGTTGTAGGTCTGATGGGCATTCTTGGTCTTATAGTCGTGGATGAATTTAAAATGGCAAATGAACACGGCGGTGCGTTAGACGAAAGCATCATAGGTTTACTTCAAATGTCACTTACTGGAGTAATTGGTGTTGTCGGTGGTTATGTAGGCGGCAGATCAAATGGTTAAAAAAAAATAATGTGGGCATTAGTCTGGATTCAGATAATATCAGGAATGCCTGCTGAATATTTTCAATTAGGCGTGTACGAAAGTGAGGCTATTTGCAAACAAATACAACAAAAGGCAAAAATAATGGTAACTCATAATGGGATTGCCGTAGCATGTTTAAAAATAGAATTGTAAAATATTAAAAGTTAGGAAGCAAAATGTCTGATGCTTTAAAAATACTGCAAGACAAATGTGGTTGTTCGCCAGATGGTTCATTCGGTCCAAACACAGCGAAAAGCATAGTTAGCTACTATGACCTATCCCCGGAGCGAGGAGCGCACTTGCTAGGCCAAGTTGTGCATGAAAGCGGTACGTTTAAGTACACCAAAGAAAACCTAAACTATAGCGTTGATGCTATGATGAAGGTTTGGCCTAAAAGGTTTCCTACAGAAGAAAGCGCAGAGCCGTTTGCTAGAAATCCAAAAGCACTAGCTGAGAACGTGTATTTTGGGCGTATGGGTAATGATACTAAGGAAAAGGCTGGCTTATACATAGGGCGCGGATTTTTGCAATTAACTGGCTATAATAATACAAGAGCATTTGCTGCATCTATGGGCGTGCCTGAAGTGCTAACAGACCCTTCTTTGCTAGAAGAAGATTACGCAATGGAAACCGCAATTTGGTTTTTTGACGAAAACAAACTCTGGGGCATATGCGACGAAGGTGTAAATGATGACACAATCAAGCGTTTGACTAAGAGAATTAATGGTGGGTACACTGGATTAGACCACCGTATAAAGGAAACAAACAAGATATATGATTGGCTAACGTAAATTGTTCGGCTTTTTTTAAAAAAATAAAGTAATCGTACAATTGTTCGGATTAAAGCTAAGTCTAGTAAAAACCGAACAAATGTGTATGATGCTTTTAACAGGAGATCGCTGATGCCGCTACAAAAACTGCAATTCCGCCCCGGTATCAACCGTGAAACCACGTCTTACAGCAATGAAGGCGGTTGGTTTGACATGGATAAAGTGCGGTTTCGCTTTGGATACCCTGAAAAAATTGGTGGTTGGATTCAACAGTCCTCTAACTCTTTCCTTGGTACGGCTCGTGCATTGCACCCTTGGGTGGCGTTAGATGGAACTAATTACCTTGGAACAGGCACAAACTTAAAATACTTTATAAACGAAGGTACGCAATATTACGACATTACGCCCATTCGCCTTACAACAAGTGCTGGTGATGTGGTGTTCGGCACAGGCGCTGACACGCTGGATGGGGCAGTGCTGGCTGCTGATGAGTCAATTGTTCTAACTAGCTCTTCAGGATTTCCTGCCTCTGGAAGAATTAAAATTGGTAGCGAGGAAATAACTTACGCTGCCATTTCATCAAATACACTAACTGGTTGCACTAGAGGCCAAAACGGAACTACCGCTGCGGGTCACGCAGATGATGCTGCTGTTACTTGTGCGACAATCACTGTAACCGATTCCAACCACGGCGCACTAAATGGAGACTTTGTTACCTTTTCAGGTGCAGCTTCATTAGGTGGCGTAATAACAGCGGCAGTTTTAAACCAAGAATACGAAATAACTGACATTGTAAGTGACGATGCTTATCAGATCGAAGCTAGAACTGTCTCTACTATTCCTTCAATAACAACTACAGATGGTTTGAATCCAACCTTTGTGTTTGCCAATACATCAGATAGTGGCAATGGTGGCGGCTCAATCGTTGGCGCGTACCAAATTAATACTGGTCTTGACACAACCATTTCAGGGAACGGTTGGGGCGCAGGATCATGGGGTCGTGGCACTTGGAACTCTGCCGCTGACTTAACAGCCTCTGGACAAACTCTGCGCATTTGGTCCCATGATAATTTTGGAGAAGACCTTGTTATTAACGTGAGGGATGGTGGACTGTTTTATTGGGATAAAAGCAACGCAAGTGGCGTTAATGGTAGGTCTGTTGCTCTTTCATCACTAGCAGGAGCAAACAAAGTTCCTACTATAGCCAAGCAAGTTATGGTATCTGATAAAGACAGACACGTTATAGCATTTGGCTGTGACCCTGAAACAGCCGAAGGAACGCAAGACCCCTTGCTAATTCGCTTCTCTGACCAAGAAAACATTGTTGAGTGGCAGTCACTTGTGACTAATACCGCTGGTGATTTGCGCATAGGTTCAGGTTCCAAAATTATAACCGCTATAGAAACACGTCAGCAAATATTGGTGTACACAGATGTTTCTTTGCACGCCATGCAGTTTTTAGGACCGCCATTTACATTTGGTATTAATTCTATTTCTGAAGGTATAACAATAGCAGGACCTTTAGCTGCAATAGCTGTAGAAGATAACGTATTCTGGATGGGCGCAGAAGAGTTTTACGTCTACGGTGGTAGCGTCCAAAGACTACCTTGCTCTGTTAGAGACTATGTATTTACAAACATTAACACAGACCAGCTAGAAAAAGTTACTGCTGGCGTAAACTCTGCTTTCGCTGAAGTAACTTGGTTTTATCCCTCTGCCTCAAGCACAGAAAACGATAGCTATGTGACATATAACTACCAACAGAAGATATGGTATTATGGAACACTTAGTCGAACTGTATGGCTAGATCGTGGTGTAAACGCAGACCCAATTGCGGCTGGTACAGATCATTACTTGTATTTACATGAGATTGGGTTTGACGATGGAAGCACAACTCCCGCAACAGCTATTTCAGCTTATATTGAAAGTAGCCAAATGGATTTGGGAGAAGGCGAACAATTTGCATTTATGCGCCGTTTAATACCAGATATGACGTTTAGAAACTCTACAGCAGACACTCCAAGCGCTACTATGACGCTTAAAGTCAGGAACTTTCCCGGAGGTAATTATCTTGACTCTGATGCAAGTTCAGTTGCAAAGACCGCAAGTGTTCCAGTAGAACAATTTACCGAACAGGTATTTGTTCGGCTTAGAGGTAGGTCATTTGCCTTTAGGATTGATAGCTCAAACACAGGAGTTGCATGGAGGTTAGGTTCTCCAAGAGTTGACATAAGACCTGACGGGAGGCGTTAATGTCAAGAAACCTAGTTCTACCGTTTTTTCCTATACCTCCACAGGAGTACAATCAGGAATATATGGCAGAAATAATGCGGTCATTTACAGTGTATTTGACTCAAATTCAAAACCCCGGAGAGGGCCGTCATACGGCTTTAACTCTTACAAACTTGCAAACAGACGATCAGGGGTTAGAGCCGGGAACATTATTTAATTATAGGGACGCGTCTGGAATGATGGGTTTTGTAAAAGTTGCAACTGCCGATTCATCTAATTTAAGAGGGAATACGGCAACAGGAGGAGTAGGATCAGTGACGGTGGCAATATCATGAGTGACACTATTATTACACTTCCCGATGGCTCTACATGGAGGCCATCTAGCAGCAAGGATACTGTTTCTTGCGTAAACTGTGAAAATGAGGTAGACACATTAGAAGAGATTGCGTCCTACCCGGATGGTAAATGCCCAGATTGCGGTGAAAACTGGACTGGATCAGAGTCAAGAAGCACAAATATTCAGGTTACAGCGCCTGCGCAAATTTCTGGTTCGACGCTCTAGTATTTTAAAGGAACATTTGGTAACTTATATTAAGTGATTATGAGGTAGAACGATGCAAGACATGGCAAGATACGGAAGAAACGGTGATACAGCTATGGCTCACCTAACTCCGGGTGAAACAGTTGTACCTCAACAAGTCTTGCAACAGAACCCTCAAGTAGCGCGTGGCCTTGGTCGTGCGTTTCAAGATGTAGGCGCTGATCCTCGTAGATATGTGGTTGGTTCAGGAACCAATAGTATTAACCCTGCAACAGGTAAGCCTGAGTTTTTCTTAGCTGCTTTAGGCACTTTGCTTGGTAATCCTATGGTTCAAGGCGCTCTTGGAAACTTTGCTTTAAGAAAGATACAAGGTAAAGACTTTGGTCTTCGTGATGCTTTACTAGGTGGTTTGGGCGGTGGTGCTATTAGTGCTTTCGGCGGTGGTACGACAGGCATGGGCGGTCTTGACAGTATCTTAGGCTTGGACGTTGATGCAGGCTCTAATATCTTGAGCGGTCTTATGGGTGGTGCAAAAAGTACAGGGACAGGCGCAACAGCCTCTGGCGCAATGGGAGATGGCTTTAGAGGTGGAGCTACAGACGCTCTTCAAAGCCAAGTAAACAAAAAAATAGGTTCTGATGTTGCTAGGTCTGAAGGTCTTTTGGGCATTGGAAAAATGTTTGGAACTGACCCAAGCAAAGGACTTGGAAGAATTTTAGATACTAAGATTGGTGAGTCACTAGCATTGGGCCTTGGCGCACAATTAATGGATTCTTTGTTTAGTAAAGAAGAAGACCCTGATCCTTACGGTATGATGGAACGGTTTAATCGTGGCGCTGGACAAGCCCCTGTAACCTTTAAACCTCGTGAAAAACGCAACCGTGATGAAGATTACTTGCTCATGAGAAACAAAGGTGGACCAGCCTCTTTCCCCCGTAGAAACGGTGGCATAATGCCAAGCGAAGGTTCTGGTACAGAAGATGACGTACCAGCCATGCTAACCGCTGGAGAATTTGTTATGACGCGTGACGCAGTAAAAGGCGCAGGAAACGGTAATTTAAAAAACGGTATTAACAAAATGTATGGCATGATGGATAGCCTAGAGAGGAAAGTCTAATGTCTGATCAAACAGTAACAAGCACAAGTATAAAGCAACTCCCAGCATATATGCAGGGATACGATGAGGCTTTGCTTCAGCGTATTTTTGGAAAAGACGATGGAAGCGGCGTATTTACAGGCGGTCTTATTGATGATCCCGAACTTTTTAACACATTAGATTACACACAGGCTCAAAAAAATGCTCTGCAAACTGCTGTTACATCAGGTTTAGGTACTGACCAAGCGCGTCAAGATTTTATGGATCGGTATCAACCGTACTTCTTGGATGCAACTGGAGTACCTAAATACCTACCTGAAGCTAGTACCGCTCTAGGTGCAGCAGACACAACAATATCAGGTGCTTTAACAGATTACTTTCCAAAAGCGCAAGGTTACTTAGATAAAGGACTTGGCAATGTTAATGCAAAGTCAATGTTTGACACCGAACTTTCTGGAGCAAAAACCAGAGCGGATCAAGGTACGCAAGGTTTTGATGCACAGGGAAGAGCGGAATCTTTGTTTGGCGATGCTAAAAGCGCTGTAAAAGGTGGTTTAGGGCAGTTTGATCCTACCACTGTTGAGAATTTTATGAACCCATACCAAGAACAGGTAATGGATGCTGCGTTAGCTAAGATTGACCGTGAGGGCGCAAAGGCACGACAAGCGGGTACTGCTAAAGCAATTGGACAAGGTGCATTTGGTGGCTCTCGTGCAGGCGTACAAGCGGCTGAAACAGAAAGAGCAATCGCAGAGCAAAAACAGAATACAATAGCTGGCTTGATGTCTAAGGGTTATGATCAAGCCTTAAAAAGCGCTCAAAGTTCGTTTGAAGACGCATCGAAGCGTGGCATAGCGGGTGGTCAGCAACTTGGTTCTATTGGCTCTAGTCAACTTGGAACTGAGTCCAAGAGCTTTGGTGACGCTGAAGGTCGTATGTTAAAAGCGGCTGATATGTATCGTAGCATGGGGCTATCAAGCGCAGAAGCGCAGGCTCGTGCAGGAGAAGACGAAAAGAAACGCAACTTAGAAACAGGTCGTTTAACTGGTGGTCTTGGCTCTACAGTGGGTCAGCTAGGCGGTTATCAGGGCGATATTGGCAAGTCTTACGGCGCGTTAGCGCAGACATCTTCTGGAATTGGTAGTACATACGCTGGTATGGCTCCTGCCGACATGAGCTTTATGTATGAGCTTGGTGGCAAGGAACGTCAGTACGATCAGCAATACAATGACTTTATGCGTGCTAACGAGGCTCTAAAAACACAAGATGCACTTGCTCCTTACAGCTACGCTCAGAACTTTCTAACAGGAGCGCCATCTGCTTCGATGTACGGTCAGTTTAACACTGCGCCAAGTTCGGCTCCAAATCCTTTCCTTCAGGGTGTAGGTGCTTACGCTACATACCAAGGCATGAACCAATAAGAGGTAACTATGGCTGATCCATTAGAACTATATAACGCGGAATTAAAGAAACGATCAGGACCCTTTGGAACAGAAAGAGCCGATACATTTGGTGGTAAACTGTTGCAAGGCTTGGGGTATGGCGCTGAATCAGTTATAGATTTTGGAGAATCCCTTGGATTAATAGGAAGCCCTTATGGGCCTTTTATGGGTCCTGCCATGAAAATTGCAGAACCAATCGTTGAAAAACTTGCTGAACCAACTGAGTATGGGTCGCAAAAAATTCAAGCTGAAGCAGAAGCCGCAAGATTAGCTGAACAAGCCGAACTTCAAAAACTAATTAAAGCAGACCCAACTTTGTTAGGTGAGTTTGGTGGTTTGGAAGCAGTCGTAGATATTCCTCAAATAGATATGTCAGGTTTAGATGTTGAATATCAAGTTGAACAAGCGGCTATAAAAAAAGCTGCGGAGAAAAAACGAGCGGCAGAAGCTGAAGCGTTTAGAGCAAAAGAAAAACAACTTGTGGATTCTAAAGGTGGTTTGAATACTATGAGTGTTGCTGATTCCACAGCAATTACTAAAGAGAATATTGAGCAAGCATCTATAGCTGCTATGAACGATTACATAGAAGCCGCTAGAGGTGCAGGACCTGAAGTATCTCCAGTTAAAGATATTAAAGATTACAAAGAAAAATTTGCAGAAGCTACTGGCATTGACATTAGCGGTGAAGTTGACAAAAGCCATGCCTTGATGACTTTTGGCCTAGCTCTTATGCAAAACAAGGCTGGCAAGGGATTTAACGTAGGTAAAATGTTGACAGCTACAGGTGCGGCTGGTGAGAAAGCCATGCCTGCGCTTGAGAAAGCTAGAGAACGAACTCGTTTGGATAGTATAGCTGCTGGTAAATATGCTCTTGAATCTCAATCTGCTGATGAAGCTAAAGCTCTTGCGGCTAGAGAAAAAGCAATGGAGCGTACCGATTATTTTGTTGTTCCAAAGTCTAAAGATGTAAAAGGTTTGTTGGCTAGTTTAGCGCAGGGAGAGGGAAAGCGTAAATCTTTGAGCAAATATGAGTTAGACAAACTTATGAAAAATCCTGATTTTGCTGATCAGTTTGAGGTATTGCCCGGATCAGTTTGGAGTTCTGTTGTATCAGAGGCTATGAAAACACCAGAAGCTCAAGAATATTTTAATACCACTCCACAGCCAATGTCTCTTATAACAGGGGACGATGATCCTCTTTACACTATAGACGTATTTTACGCTGATCCAAATAAAGGTAAGCGTGGACAAGTTCAACCTTCTAACCTTAAAGCAGTTGATTCTGCATACAGAGCGCTTCAAAAAAGATTTAAATCAAATCAAACAAATAAAGAAAAATTTATAAACCTTCAAACAATGTCAGATGAGGGTGCTGTAAATGTATTTAGCACTTTAGTGGACGTTGTGGACAGTGCAGCAAGTGCATTTGGAGTTAATGTTTCAGAAGGTGCTAACCCAAACGAGAAAATGAAAGCTCTTTTAACAGAACTACAAGCGAAACAAGCAAGCAATATATTAGGTGAAGGCGGCAAAAATACATCTGATTTTGAACGTCAACTTGTAAAATCAATTGTTGGAGATAAAACATTACTTTCAAATCCAGATTTAATAGAATTTAAACTTGCAAAACTATACAACGATGTTGTTATCGGAGAAGAAAATAAAATTCTTGAAGGACTAACAAATCTTGACGCAGTTTCAGGTAAACAAATTTCTGGTTATTTTGGAGATGGTGATCTTACAGAAAAGGAAAGAAAGTCTATGAACGCTGATTTGAAAGCGATGGGAGTAGATCAGTAATGGATGACAGAACAAAGTTTAATTTACTACAGGGTTTGAAGTCAGGTCTTTTGAATGAGAGACAGAGTTTTGATGCCCTACAAGCAATTAAAGAAAATAAAGAAACTAGCGAAGTGTCAGACTTGATGGCGTCTTTAGCTTTTGCTGGTTTAAATTCAGGTGAAAGTTTAACACAAATTGCTGATAAAAGAACGAATAAAGACCGTGAAATGTTTGATTACGACTCAGGTGCAGACGGCAAACTTCGTGCTTTGATGTCCTTTGGCGAAACTGAAGGTGATCGTGAAGCTATCTTGAAAAAGTCTGTTGGCGAAGATGGTTATGTAAGAGACAAAGCTGGTCGCCTAGCTTTGACTGAAGCAGGCCAAAAGGCTCGCGGTATGGAGCCAATCGGCAAGAACCTCATTATCGAAGATGAAGGTTTTAGTATGCGTGACTTCGCTGACTTCACTGGCATCTTGCCAGAAACTATAGGCTCTATTGGTGGTGCTATCGCTGGTGGCGGTTTAACTTTTGGAATTGGTTCAGTTGCAGGCGCAGCCGCTGG